AGTAGATGCTTCAGGTGGTGGAATAATAAGAGCAACAAGATTAGGAGCAGGTTCTGCATATGTACAATTAGAAGCAGACGGAACAAATGGAACTCTAACATCAAGTGCAGCATTAATAATGAACGCAGGTGGAAGTGAACGTATGCGCATAACAAGTGGCGGTAATGTAGGTATAGGTACTACCGCTCCCGGTTCATTATTTGAAATTAATAAAAGTTCTAATTCTGGTAGTGGTTCAACATTCCCAAGATTAGCAATTAAAAACACATTAGCAACGCAAGGAGATGGTTCATCAACTTTTAACTTTGCTGATATTTTAATTTCATCAGGTAACGAATCGGTTAATATGTTTTTATCTACTACCTATGCAGCAGGTACTTGGGCACCAGCGGGTATAATTAACGTTTCTACTAACCACGATTTACAATTTAAGACGAACAACACCGAACGTATGCGCATAACAAGTGGGGGTAACGTATTAATCGGAACTACAAGTGATACAGGACAAAAATTAATAGTGAGTGGTAATATAAACATAAATGGGTTAGCAACAACTACAGGGAAAACAGCAAATAGTTATTATATGCCTATCTATTTAGACAATAATTTATATTATTTACCGCTTTATGGTTAAAAAAAAATAAACACTTTAAAAAATAAATAATGGCAACAACTTACAAATGGGTGATATCCCAATTAGACACCGCACCGAGCGAAGACGCATTAACCGATGTAGTTAAAGTAGTACATTGGCGTTATCAAGCAGAAGACGGAACTTACACCGCCGAGGTTTACGGGGCAATGGGTTGCGCTACACCTTCGGAAACGGACTTTACCGCTTATGCTGATTTAACTTATGACCAAGTATGCGAGTGGTTAGTAGCCGGTAATGATGTCGCTGCTTTGGATAGTAACTTAGTTTCTCAAATTGAGAACCAAAAGAACCCACCGATTGTAAACTTACCTTTGCCGTGGAATAATTAAAATCTATATATCTTTACAAAAAAATCAAAATGAAACACAAACAATTATTACAATTAGTAAGCAGCATTAATGCCGTAATCGGTAACCAGGAAAGCAAAACCCAAAAGAAGCTTTTTAAGTTATACGAGAAGGTTAAGAAGCATCACGAAGACTATCAAGCAGAAGTTGAAATTTTGCGTTTAGACAATGCTCAGACAGACGATAAGGACTGCTTACTATTAGATGACAAAGGAAATTACAAGTATTCAAAAGACGGCATCAAGAAACTAACTAAGGACATTGAAGCTTTAAATGATAAAGAATTTGACTTTGTAATAATTAACGTAGTCAATCCACAAGGTCTTGAGGACTTTACTTTTTTAGAAGATTGGACTAATGGTATAGAATTTAACAAACAAGAAGAAGAAGAATTATAATGGAAAATAACAACCAAGCAGACCAATCAACAATAGTATCATTAGTAAGTGCTACTCTTAGCATTACAAGTATTCAACCACTATTCACATTGTTGGCGAGTTTGGTTGCTATTATTTCTGGCGGTATGGCTATTAGATACTATTGGAAAATGACTAAGAAACTAAAATGAGAATAATACTTTTAGCTTTACTACTTACATCTTGCGCTTCTGTTAAGAAGTTTGAAAAGAGATACGATAGCACGGGAACTATTAAGATTGACTCCGTGCGTTTGACTTTTTACGATAGCGTTACCAAGATTATAGAGAAGGAACAAATATTTACAAAAAGCATTACTATCTATGACACAATCCGCATTACAAAGGATAGTATTATAGTTATTCCCAAAATAGTAACTAAGTGGATTTACGAGACACGAGAGAAGGAAACAGACAATAGTCTTATCAAAAAAGACACAATAGCGTTTAATCGCACAGAAAGTACTCAAATTTCGATTGCGGACAAAAGTAAGGTAACTACTCAGAATAACTTTTGGAAGGCTCTAATCGGTCTAATAATAGCCATTATATTAATTTTAGCATATTGGAATAAGTTATGGAAATAAATAAAGCAGGTAAAGATTTAGTAAAGCACTTTGAAGGGTGCAAGTTAAAGGCATACAAATGTCCAGCTAATGTCTGGACTATTGGTTATGGCAATACATTTTACGAGGACGGAAGCAAAGTAAAGGAAGGCGATGTAATTACTCAGGAAAGGGCGAATGAATTATTTGATACAATCATTGATGACTTTGTTAGAATGACAGATGCACTTGTAAAATCAGATGTTAGTGAAAACAATTTTTCTGCGATTGTTTCGTTTGCTTTTAATGTAGGCACGGGCAACTTAAAGAAAAGCACTTTACTAAAGAAGGTAAATGTCAATCCTAAAGACCCAACAATTAAGGCTGAGTTTATGAAATGGACGAAGGCAAATGGTGTGGTGCTAAAAGGGTTAGTGAGGCGAAGAGAAGCTGAGGCTAAACTATATGAGCAACTTTAGAACTATATTAGTTAATTTATTATCGGACGAAAGCAACAGTATAAGCCATAAAAGAGTAGTGGCTATGCTTGGCAGCATTTGTCTTTTTATTTCTTTGTTCTTAAATATAATCTTAAAAATTAACCCAAGCGATAAGCTGGTAGATGCGGTCTTGTATCTTACGCTATTTGCTATGGGTTATACCACAATAGATAAATTCAGCAAAAAATAAATAATGCTCAAAACCAAACGCAAACGACTATTCTTTGACATCGAAACAAGCCCGAACGTAGGCTTTTTCTGGACTGCTGGTTACAAGTTAAACATTACAACTGATAGCATTATCAAAGAACGTGCAGTAATTTGCATCTGTTACAAGTGGGAAGACGAAAAAGAAGTTTATTATTTAGAATGGGATAGCAAACAGAATGACAAAAGAATGCTGCAAAAGTTTGTAGAGGTAGCTAATACTGCATCGGAGTTAGTAGGACACAACGGAGATAAGTTCGACCTTGCTTGGATAAGAACCAGGTGCTTGTTTCATAAAATAGAGATGTTCCCTTCTTATGTTACTATTGACACGCTAAAGGTAGCAAGGCAAAAGTTTAGATTTAATAGCAACAAGCTTAATTACATAGCTGACTATTTAGGTATTGGCACTAAAATCAAAACAGAATATAGTTTATGGAAAGACATAGTTCTGCATAAGGATAAGATTGCAATGGCTAAAATGATTAAGTACTGCCAGAAGGACGTAGTGTTATTAGAGCAAGTATTTAACGCATTAAAGCTGCACATAGAACCTAAAACACATTACGGAGTTATCTTCGGAGCAGACAGAGGTAGCTGCCCTGAGTGCGGAAGCGATGACTTGATAATACAAATGAGGCGCACAACCGCAACAGGAGTTAAGAAGATATTATACAAGTGCAAAACTTGTTTTAAAATACATTCTAAAACAGAAAAATAATGGATAGTAAAATACTTAGCTTAGTAATTAAAGATATGCGTAGGCGTGAAAAAGTAGGCAAAGAAAAGTATAACTGCACAATGGATAGGCAAGACTTATCTACTGGGCAATGGATAACACATTTGAAGCAGGAACTACAAGATGCCATTTTATACCTTACTAAACTCGAACAGATACACAATGCGCCTAAAGAAGATATTCAGCTTCGGAAATATTTTAGATAAAAAAGTTTACGAAGACCTAAAGCAATTAGATTACACAAACCCAAACTTTAAAGGTTGCGGAGATGAGTTCCAGTTCAATCGTGAGTGGTGGGTAATGCTTGACGATATGAGCCGTATCGTTGCATATTGCGGCTCAATTTATTCTAAGGGCATTTGTATATTTAACAGGGCTTGGGTTAAAAAAGAATATAGAGGACAGGGCATACAAAGACGAATGATTAGAACCAGGTTAAAGGCAGCATCTACTTTTTGCCACATAGCTATTACTTACACTACTTTAGACAACTTCCCTTCGGCTAATAACCTTATAGATTGCCGGTTCAAGCTTTACTTACCGGAGTATTCATATGGGGGTTCTGACAAACTTTACTTTCAAAAGTTACTTTAGACCTTTAAAGTACAATAAAGGTAGTAATTCTACTACTTTTGGCTGCATTTTACTACCGAATTTGTCAATCAATAAAGTTGTATTTATCAATCAATAGATAAGTTTTACCCTTACTTTATGTCGGAATTTTACATCATTAGATACCTTTTTTTGACATAATGTGCGATAAAATGCACATTACTCGGTTTTTTGTCCTATACAAAACCCATTATTTGCAACAAGGTTACAAAAATAAATTTATTACTTTTGCACTTTGTATTGTGTAATGTGTTATCTTTGTTGAAACAAAACACAATATGACACATTTAACCACCTACCAAATGTTCCAATATCAGCGATACGGGAACATCTTAATTGACGGGGATAGGAGTACTACAAACCCTTATGACCCTGCTCTATTGCCTAAAAACTACGACTACGAAGATGACGATTATACGTTTACTCGTTGGGTAGAAAACAATGCAGAACTTGAACTTTTAAAAACCGAACAATATGAAGATTGAATTTATCAAAGAAACTAACCACAGAGGCGATGTTTACTATTATACAACAGTAGATAATCGCTACCAAAAGGACACTATATCTTTGGACTATTCACAAGCCTATGAAATATTTATAGGTATGAGAAAAAAACAAGAGCCGACTATCGAAGTATTAGAACATTATATTATTAAAGAAACAACAGAAACAAATGAGCCTAATTAAAATACAACAGGAATTAAAAGCACCTAAAAATCAATTCAATGCTTTTGCTAAATACAAGTACCGAAGTGCAGAAGATATAATCGAAGCTGCAAAACCTATCTGCCATAAATACGGCTACGCTTTAATGTTAAGCGATGAGGTCGTAGAAGTAGGCGGTCGGGTATATGTAAAGGCTACTGCTTGTCTAAGTAACTTAGAGGATAACATTACTTGCACGGGGTTAGCGCGTGAAGAGGAAAACAAAAAAGGTATGGACGCTTCACAGATTACCGGAGCAGCAAGTAGCTACGCCAGGAAGTACGCCCTTAACGGACTCTTTGCAATAGACGATACCAAAGATGCAGACGCTACTAACGAACATAAAGACGAAGTAAGCGAAGGACAAAAGGCATTCTTAATTGAAGCACTTGATAAGACAAAGTTTACTGAAGACCAGAAGGTAAAGGCTGCTTTGAAAATCAATGCTATCAAGACCTTAGAAGAGTTTAACAAGATTAAAGAAACAATAAAGAAAAGCTAATGAGAGACTTGCTACCATTTGAAAGGCAGATGCTCCTGGCAGAAGTATACCACTACGCTTGGTATAACGAAGAGGCATACGCTGACTTATTAACATTCATAGAAAAGTATCAAACCATTTTAGACAAACCAGTATTTTTAACCCAAATCCCAAACAATGACACAGAAACAACGCATCTTGAACCACTTGCTTTCGGGCAAGACCTTGACACCAATCCAAGCATTGACGAAGTACAATAGCTTAAGATTAGCAGCAGTAGTGTTTGAATTAAAACGCAAAGGCTACAAAGTACAAACGGAATTAATTAACGTAGGTACAAAAAAACAAAGTAAATTAGTAGCTAAATATTCAATTAAAACTAAATAAAATGACAGAGAAAAAATGGAGTGCAGGTGCTTGGAAAAAGACAACTGCTAAAGGAGAAGTAATTAATTTTACTATTGAAAATGTTAAATACTCTATGTGGGTTAATTCTTACAAGACAGAGGACAAACAACCAGACTTTAAAATTTACATTAATGATTTCAAACCTAAAGAAGATACGGAAGGATTGCCGTTTTAATTATGCTAACTAAGAAAAAAGATGTATCAATCAAACAATTAAAAGATTTATATTATGCTCAAAGACTTACCCATATACGCCTACACGATATGATGCACCAGTTGGGACTATTAGGCATTGAAGATAATCAGCCTTTAGGCGCAGATATAGGAGCATTAAAAATTGTAAGTTTAGTAGATGAGACATTTGAATGCGATGTGTTAAAAAAAGATAGAAGTTTAAAAACTACTTTTGGTCGTAAGGCTGCTGCTTATTTATTAAGGCGATACACTAAGTTAAGCCTCAAAGATATAAGCATATACTCAGGCACTAAGGACCACACAACCGCAATACATAACATAAAACAAGCAAACAACCTAATTGACACGGAAGATTGGTTTAAAGACAAATTAAAAAGAATTTGTCAAAAGATTGAACTTATTGAAAATTAGTGTATATTTGCAGATATAAAAAGACATAGACGTACTACGAACCGACTATGTGTTTAGTGGTTAAATAATAATAACCCTGGTAGTTCGTAGCTATCGGGGTTTATTTTTTTATGGCAAAAGACCCTGCATTCCTATTTTATAGCAGCGACTTTTTAAATGGAGTAGCTGATTTAACAATGGAAGAGAGAGGACAATTTATTACTCTCTTATGTTTACAACACCAGAAAGGTACACTTACAGACAAAACCATTAGGTTATCTTTAGGTTCGGTTTCGGTTGATGTTTTGAGCAAGTTTTCAAAAGACAAATTCGGAAATTTTTACAATAACCGACTAAGTAATGAGATTGAAAAACGCATTCAATTTACTGAAAGCCGCAGAAACAATGGCTCTAAAGGTGGTAGACCTAAAAATAATACAAAACCATTAGGTTTACCTAAAGATAACCTTATGGAAGATGTAAATGAAAATGAAAATGAAGATATAAATATAAATAAAAGTAAGTGTACATTTGACCAGGTTTACGAATATATGGCAATCAGGATAGGAACAGAAGTAGCAAAGATTGAAGCCGAGAAGTTTGTAAATTACTACGAAAGCAATGGGTGGAAAGTAGGTAAGAACCCTATGAAAAGTTGGGGAGCAGCAGCAAATAATTGGATAACAAACACTAAACAATATGCAAAAAGAACTACAAACAATCAACGAAAACTTACAAAAGGAGAACAATTTAACCTTGACGGCTACAACCTTATCAACGCTACTACCTTCGGAGCAGGAGATTATGACCGCCTTTTTGGGTGAGAGGATAAGAAGCCTTAATCAAACAATGCTGCATCAGAACCTGATTTACATTATGCAGTTAGTAGGCATAAACGTAATACCAGACAAAGTTAAGTTAGCAGTTTTAGAGGATTGGATAAGGAGTGAGTACGGAGGCTTTACAATAAACGAGATTAAAGTAGCGTTTAAGCAAATGATAGCCAATGACTTTATAGACCACTACCAGAACTTTAGTCCTGCATACTTTAGTCAGGTAATGGATAGGTATAAGAAAAAAGCAAACGAAGTTAGAAAAATGATGCCACAAGAACGAGTAGAAGCAATCCCACACTTAACCGATTTAGAGATAATTGATTACTCTTACCAGGAATATAAGGTTCTTGAAAATAGAACTTTTGACAGGTTGTTTAACCCATTAAGCGTATTTACTAAGCTTAATAGTACAGGCATCAAGGTATGGACAAAAGAAGATGGCGCACTTGCCAAAAAGAAACTAATGGATATAATAACCTTTAAGGCAAGTAAAATGGACTTTGCAACCGCAAAGCAGTACCGGGACGAATGGACGGAAAGTTGGTTAAAGAACCAAGCCAGAGCCGTAGCCGTATCTTTATTTTTTGAGGAGCAAATAAAAATTGGCAAAGTATCGTTTTCTTAATATAGTTTTGTAATATGACCGCAAACGAATTAACCAAAGAAGCTATCCAAACACTAAATAAAAACGGGTGCTTTGTATGGCGCAATAATAATCTTGCGGTTAGAGGTAGAACATTTATAGGACTTAAGGGAGTTCCAGATGTAGTAGGCTTTCACACGCAAAGCGGAGTAGCGGTTTACTGCGAAACAAAAGCAATAGGAGATAAGTTAAGCAGCTACCAAATAGCATTCTTAAACTTAGCAAAGACGGCAAATTGTTTTTGTTACATAGCAACCGAAGATAACGGCAAACTAATCTTAAAGGACTATGAACAAGAATAGCATCATATTAGAACTTTGGGAGAGCCGAGAACTAAAGGAAGCAATAGACAAAATGCAGCCTGAAGACCTGAGAGAAGATTTAAGAAGCGAAATATTTAAGGTGCTATGCGAAATGGACGAGGAGCGATTAATTGATATGCGCACCCGTAATGTATTAAAGTTCTACTTAGTTAGAACTATGATTAATATGATGCAAAGTAATACAAGCCAATTTTACCGCACATACCGAAAACCTTTAGAGGTTGAATTAATAGTACACGACAGAGACGAAGATTTACTTAACAAAGTAGAAAACGAACTATCCAAGATGCACTGGTACAAAGCAGAACTTTTAAGAGTGTATGCTATTAACCATAACTGCAACGCTAAAGAACTTAGCAGAGTTACAGGCATACCTTATATGTCAGTACACAGGGAACTTAAATTAACTAAACGAGAACTTAAAAAACAATTACGCAAATGATAATTATCGCAGCAGTATGCTTTGCAATATTCTTTGTAGAGATACATCAGTTTCACAGAAAATGGTATTTAGATTACAAGCCTTTTAGTTGTACAAGTTGTTTAGCAGCTTGGGTAGGATTAATTTTATATTTACTTCCTGCAATATGTACAGACGTATTTGCGTTTGTATTTATACCAGGAGTATTAGCACCTTTATTATCTAAACTAATGTGGAACTTATGGAAATAGAACACAGAAATTATTTAGACCATTACAGAAGTAACTACGAAATGGTGCAGAACGGATATGTAAGGAATATAGATTTAGACATCTTAAAAATGTATGAGCATATTTATCGCAAGTATATGAGTCCAGATTTTATCTTAACTGTATGGTGCAGCCATTGTATATTTGATATGATTAAAAGGCTTTACGAATGGTACGATTTACAACCAGAACCAAAGAAAAAGAATGCAAAGGGTAATTAATTTTAGCGGTGGCAA